TCCGCAAGCTGGGCTTGAGTCAAGCCTTTGGCCTTTCTGGCGGCGGCAATATCAAACTCGACAGACGCAAGGGGGCGCTTGCCTTTACCGGCAAAATAGCCTAACTGCCAAGCCCCCTGCATTTCAAGGGGCTGGAACTTTTCAGACCCTCCCTCCACGGGCGGGTCAATGCTGGTGATCTCGCAAAGCGCCTCGGCAACCTGCCGGTCGAGATCCCCTTTAAGGAGGCCAAGCCGGTGAGCGTCGGAAATGACTCTGGCGAGTGCTGTATACGGACGCTGAGCGGAAAGGGTGAGATCCCCTCCGATCTCCTGCGGATATGCCGCCGCGTTGAGCCGACCGAACACCCAGCCAAACACGTATGCTTCTCTGTTTGTCATCAGCAACCGACCTCCTTGAAATAACGGTATTCCATTTCGTCATAAACATTGACCTTGATCTCAACCTTGCTGTCAGGATACTGAGAGGCATAACGAGCGGCACAATCCTCAGCGCCCTTCTTGTCGTCCATATAAGCACCCATCATCCAGCCGTCTTTGCAAACGCAATATTCATAGTGTTTCATGATTACCTCCTATATTGTTCCTTTTACTTTTTATGACTTAATTATATCATAAAATATGATATTGTCAATACATATTTTGAAAAATATTTGCCGCCCCGCAGTTGCAGGAGACGGGGGTGGCTATCAACCCACACGGGTGTATCGCTTAATAGGCTGTGACGGCTGGCCGTATCCGAGCCAGAGCTCGACAGTAGGCGGCGATGGTGTACTCCTTTGAGGGCCATATATATAACCCCTACGGGGTTAATATATTGGCCCTCAAAGGGAGTGGGTGTTTGGCGTGATTTAGACTCTACTTGGGCGAGAGGTGGTGAGCCCGTTATGCTAAATTTTGAAAATTTAGACAAGACTGTATTTGCGGGGATTCCACCATACGGTATCCCGGAGATTCAGTCAGAACATATCGATATCCGGCATCTGGAATGGATACCGTTCAATTACGCCAAGACAGCCAAAAACCGGAAAAGTAAAGGCATCCACTTTTATTTGGATGATTACCAGTTCAACAGACTTTGGAACCGGCCAGATGACTACATCTCGTTGCTATCTGCTTTTGGGGCAGTATGTACACCGGATTTCTCGCAGTATACCGATATGCCAGTTGCCATGCGCATTTATAACCACTACCGAAAGCACTGGATGGGCGCATATTGGCAGATGCACGGTATCCGTGTGATACCAACAATCTGTTGGAGCGCACCGGATAGTTTTGACTGGTGCTTTGACGGAGAACCACGCAATGCAATCATTAGTATTTCCAGTGTCGGGACACAGGCGAGGCCAGAAACGCAAGAAGCCTTCGCCGTTGGGTGTAGGCGGGCTATTGAGGTGCTGAAACCATCTGAAATTCTATGGTATGGGCAATGCCCGGAAGAGTTTGACTGGAATGTGGTACGAATAAAACCTCACTATGAGGACGTTGTCGGGAGGCGAAAGAATGGGCGGAAGAGGTAGCGCTGGAGGCGACAGAGGGAAGATTGCATCATTCCCCAAACTTGTCGGCAGCGAAAAGCAGATAGCGTGGGCAACAGATATTAGGAACCAGGCATATACAAACTTGGATACGATTGAACGAAACGCAAGGAAAGTATTCACTGACGGCGGGAGAATGGATACAGGTATTTCAGTGAAATCTGTTGAAACTGTTCGCCGAGAAATTACTTATGTTTTCCAGAACCAAGCCAATGCGAAAACGCTTATCGATTCAAGAGGTACGTTTTCTTTTGGCACTCTTGACCGGATGGTTAGAGAAGAAGAAAGAACAGGATTCATATCAGAGGCGCAGAAGAAAAGAAGAAAAAGGTAAGACGAGGTGGTGATTTGTGCCTGCACGGCTCACGGATAAGCAGCAACGGTTTGTTGCGGAATATTTGGTAGATTTAAACGCAACGCAGGCGGCAATCCGGGCCGGATATAGCGCAAAAAACGCGGATAAGATAGGGAGCCAGTTACTAGGCAAAACTAGAGTTTCTGAGGCAATACAAGCAGGGAAAACAGCTAGAATCGAGAGAACAGAGATTACACAGGATTATGTGTTAAGAAAGCTCAAAGAGATAGCTGATTGCCCCGCATCAGACGCACAGGACAGTGATTTGAAATACTCCAGCAAAATAAAAGCACTTGAACTGTTAGGGAAACATGTGGGAGCGTTCGATGGAAAGGCGAACGGAGATGGAGATACGGAGGTTAAGGTGGTCATAGATGTCTGAGATTCGTTTATCGTCCGTCCTTGGACCTGCATTCCACCTACTGGCTCGTGACGTATTCCAACACGGACACACACACTATGATTTGTCTGGTGGCCGAGGCTCGCTTAAATCTTCCTGCGTTTCCCTGCTGGTGCCGCTTATCTTGCTGACCAATTCAAACACCCACGCCTTGGTACTTCGCAAAGTGGCGAACACCATCCGGGACAGCGTGTATGCACAATATCTATGGGCAATCGGAGAATTGGGTATGGCGGCGTACTGGGACGCTAAGGTTCAACCTATGGAGCTGATTTATAAGCCAACTGGGCAGAAAATCATGTTCCGGGGCGCTGATGACCCCATGAAAATAAAGTCCATTAAGGTTCCGTTCGGATATATCGCTGTAACACACTTTGAAGAAAAAGATCAGTTTTCCGGTCGGGCGGAGATTCGAACCATTTTACAATCTACCATGCGCGGCGGGTCGAAGTTCTGGAACTTTGAGAGCTACAATCCACCCATAAGCCGGGACAACTGGGCCAATAAGGATAGCTTGGAGGAAAGAGCAGACAGGCTGTGCCACAAGAGTACATACTTGGAAGCCCCACCGGGGTGGTTGGGGGCGCAGTTCCTAGCAGAAGCTGAACACTTGAAGACCACGGACGAGAGGGCCTATCGCCATGAATACTTGGGCGAAGCTGTCGGCACCGGCGGGAATGTATTTGAGAATCTGGAGTTGAGGGAAATCACGGACGAAGAGTTCGCTTCCTTTGACCGTATCTATCAAGGTGCGGACTGGGGCTGGTTCCCGGACCCATTTGCCTTTATCCGACTCCACTATGACCGGGCTAGAGAGACAATATACCTAATGGACGAGATATACCAAAATAAGCTGACCAACGAGGCGAGCGCAAAGTTGATCCTATCCAAAGGATACAAGGATGCTTACATTACCTGCGACAGCGCCGAGCCGAAGTCAGCGGCGGACTACCTGGCAATGGGGCTTCCGGCCAAGGAAGCAATCAAAGGCCCTGGAAGCGTGGAATATGGCATGAAGTGGCTCCAGCGGAGGAAGATTGTTATTGACCGCCGGAGGACACCAAACGCATATAACGAGTTTGTGAATTATGAGTATGAGCGAAATAAGGATGGAGAAATCATCAGCGGTTATCCTGATGAGAATAACCACCTGATTGACGCTACACGGTACGCTTTGGAACGAATATTCCGCAGGATGGGAGTAACAGCATGATGGAATGGAAAGATGCGATTAAGATAGTTGCGCTGATAGTGTTTGTCGCCGTACTTGCATTCTTAATAAAGTTACTTTTCTGGAAATTGGTGTTGGGGTAATAGCATGAACATTACCGAAAAACTAAAACAGCTCGGTTACTCCACCGTGCCAGAGGAGTTTTACCGCAAAGTACAGGAGTGGAAATCTTGGTATGTGGGCGACGTGAAGGGCTTCCACAGGTACAAGGTCAGAAACGGCACGAGCATGGTCAAATGCAAGCGCTTCACGCTTAACATGGGCAAGAAGATCCCGGAAGATTGGGCAAACCTTCTGATGAACGAGAAGGTGGAGATTACCATTGAGGGCCAGAGGGAACAGGAATTTGTTGACCATGTGCTCAAAGAAAACAACTTTCTGGTCAAGTCAAATGAAATGCAGGAGAAGGCATTCGCGCTCGGGACGGTGGCGTTTATTCCCCGTGTAGTGGGAATGAAGGCCACGGAAGAAGGCCCTGTTCCTGGTAGCGCTGACGGAATTGTGATGGATTATGTGACAGTAGAGCATATATGGCCGCTGGCGTGGCAGAACGGAATCATTACGGAGTGCGCCTTTGACAGCATCGTGACCGTCAACGGTGAGGATTATTGTTACCTCCAAATTCACCACAAAGTAGATGGCTTATACGATATTGAGAATCGCATCTATCATTACCGCAATAACAATGTGGATGCAGAACTGTCTTTGGCCGACATTCCAGGGTTTGAGGCAGTCCCTCCTGTGGTACATACCGGATCAGATCAGAGGCAGTTTGTTATTGACAGGCCTAATATTGCCAACAATTTTGACGATTCTCCGCTGGGGGTTTCTGTCTATGCAAACGCCATCGATGTTCTCAAAGGCGTAGATGTGGCCTATGATAGCTACGTCAATGAGTTCGTCCTTGGAAAAAAGCGCATCATGGTCAAGCCGTCTGCAACCAAAGACCTCGACGGAGAGCCATTTTTTGACCCGGACGACTTGGCTTACTATGTACTCCCGGAGGATGTAAGTGACGGTGCGGTCATCACGCCCATCGACATGACACTACGTACCCAGGAGCACAACACGGGCATCCAAGACCAACTGAATCTACTGTCCAGCAAGTGTGGCTTTGGAGAAAACCATTACCGCTTCGACCAGGGGAACATTACCACAGCCACCCAGGTCATCAGTGAAAACAGCACCATGTTCCGTACCATCAAGAAGCATGAAATCATTTTGGAACAGGCCATTACAGAGCTGTGTCATATCATTCTTCGGCTCGGTAATGCAGCCATGAACGCCGGTTTGGACGAAGAAGCTAAAGTGACTATTGATTTTGATGATTCCATTATTGAGGACAAGACCACGGAGCGAAATAATGACCGGCAGGACCTTGCGGCGGGCATTATGAACGACTGGGAGTACCGCATGAAGTGGTACAACGAGGACGAGGCTACGGCTAAGAAAATGCTGCCGAAGATGGAGGACATGACAACGGAAGGGGAGAACGAGATTGAATGAAATACCCATTCTCTCCCGAAGTTCTGGACTCTCTTCCAGAAGAATTGGCCGAGCTATACCGCAGTCTGGAAGCGACGCTCCTGGAGGAAATATGTTCTCGCCTGAAATTATCCGGCGAGCTGAACGAGGTCACGGTGCAGGATATACGGGCACTCCGCTCCCATGGCATTGACCTAAAGGGCATAGAAAAGGCCATCCAGAGCACCGCAAACATCAGCCAGCGGGACTTGCAAAAACTCTTGGACGACGTGGCGGAGCGGAACCAGCGGTACTACCAGGAGGTTATGGACATTGCGGGTGTAACGGCACCGGAAACACTGGTTAGCATCGAGGACACATGGGCTATCTACGAGCAGACCAAACAGACATTCCATAACATGACCGGATCTATGGGCTTTCTGGTGGACAACGGGCGGACGATGCTTCCCACGGCCAGGGCCTATCAATGGGCGCTGGATAACGCTGAAATGCAGATCACGAGCGGGGCCATCTCTTACAATCAGGCCATCAAAAGCGCCGTCAAACAGCTTGCGGATAGTGGTATCAAGATCGTGGATTATGAGAGCGGACACCGAGACCAAATCGACGTGGCAGCCCGCAGGGCGGTGATGACAGGCGTATCCCAGATCTGTGCCAAGTACACGGAGCAGAGTGCAGAGTATCTGGAAACACCTTATTTTGAAGTGTCCGCCCACATCGGGGCTCGGGACAAGGGTGTTGGCTGGCAAAACCACAAGGCATGGCAGGGCCGGGTGTACTCCGTAAGGACCAGGGACAAGTATCCGAGCATTTATGAGGTGTGCGGGCTTGGCTATGTGGACGGCTTGGAGGGTGCAAACTGCCGTCATATCAGGACTGCCTTTGCGGATTGTGTGATGGAGCGAACATATACCGACGAAGAACTTGCTCACATAGACGATGGGCACGACGTGGATTTTGAGGGAAAGCACTACACAGCTTATGAGGCCACACAGAAACAGCGGCAGGTCGAGCGAACTATCCGCAAACTGAAGCGAGAACAGACCGCATACAAGGCCGCAGGACTGACGGAGAACTACCAGGCGGTGACTGCCCGTATCCGGAGACTGAATCAGGAATACAAGGCGTTCAGCGAGGCGGCGGGGCTACCGTTACAAAGAGAAAGAATGCAGGTTCAATATCCGGAAGAGCTAACCAGCATAAAACAATTTTCCGGGCTGGAATCATATCAAGGGAATATAAAAATTGTCGGTAAATTCTCTTCCAGACAATATCAGGTGCAGCTTGACCCGCCGCAGATTAGCGGCGTGACAGACCACTTTGCAAACAACCTTACGATGAAACCGGATAGATCTGCATTGACGATTGAATCGTCGCAGAGTATCATAAATAACAGCAGGTTAGTTTTGTATCAGACTGACCGGAATACATTGAAATTCTTGGCAGATAGCGGTTATGTAGTTTTAAGCGTTGACGGGAAGATTGTAACAGCGGTCCCGGAAAAGCTAAGAAAGAAGTATCGGGACTATTTGGAGGGGAAATGATATGGCGAAAAATCACAATGATAAATGCGTTTGCCCTCTTTTTGGGCGAGAAATCCTATATGGAGAGTGCTATGAGGTCCAAGAAGTTCGGGAGGACGAGATGGACATGGAGCTTGCAATAGAGCCGTTTGACGTAGATAAAGCAAATGAAGTCTGCGAGAAGTGCAAGTGGTATGTTGTGGAGGGCAGCGCGTGATAAAAGAAATTAACGGGAAAACATGGTATTGCTGCCCGTACTGCGGGAAAGCTCTTTTCCCGGTTCGACCGGATACCAAAGTAGAGCACATGCCGTTTCGATGCAAGGCATGTAAGCACGACATGGAAGTAAATATCGCATAGAGCCAAGAGCCTGTGAGCCAAGAGCCATCAGTTTCCGAGGATTCCTCGGTGGTTGATGGCTCTTTTTGTTTTGCCGAGAGGCGTAAAACCGCAGGGCGACGGCCCTGACAATAAACGGAGGTAACTACTATGAGCGAACCTATCAATAATCCTACCCAGGCCCCTGCGCCGGAGCCCGCCCCTGCGAAGACCTTCACGCAGGAGGAAGTGGATGCCATGATCGGCAAGCGGCTTGCGAAAGCCATGAAGGGTATGCCCAGCGAAGAAGAGCTGACCGCCTACCGCACCTGGAAGGACGGGCAGGCCGGAGAGAAAGAACGCTGGGACAAGCTGACTGGCGAGAGGGATACTCTCTCCGGAAAGCTGACAACCGCAGAAGCGGAGAGAGACCAGTTGAAGCGTGAGTTGTATGTCCTGAAAAAGGGCTTGACCGGCGAGGAGGCGGAGTTCATCGCCTTCAAGGCAGGGAAGATGGTGGACGACAAGACCACCTTTGAGCAGGCCGTGGACGCGCTCACCGCCGACCGCAAGAAGACTTCCTTTGACTGGACTGCTCCAGTGGGCGGAGGGAAGCAAAAAACAGGAGAAAACGATGTAATGAACGCCCTGATCCGGGGCGCACTGAAATGAAAGGAGAACATAAATGGCTGTTGACATTATCGATAGAAGCAAACTTTCTGGGCTTATCCCTGAGCCCGTAACCCGTGAAATTATCCAGGGGGCCGTAACGGAGTCCGCTGTGCTGCGGATGGCTCGTCGGCTGCCCAACATGACCAGCAAGACGCAGACACTCAATGTGCTGGACGCTCTACCCACCGCCTACTTTGTCAACGGCGAGGCAACCACCGGCGCATCCGACTCCAAGGCTTCACTGAAGAAGACCACAAATATGGCGTGGGACAAGAAGAAAATCTATGCCGAAGAAATTGCGGTTATCGTCCCCATCCCCGAGGCCGTTCTGGACGACAGCGACTATGACATCTGGGGCGAGGTGCGGCCCCGTCTTCAGGAGGCATTCGGAAAGGTCATCGACGCCGCTATTCTGTACGGCACGGACAAGCCGACTTCTTGGCGTGATGGCCTTGTCCCTTCGGCCACTACCGCGAGCGCTGTTGTGACCGCTACCAGCGATATTTTCAAGGACATCATGGGTGAGGGTGGCGTGATTGCCAAGGTGGAGGAGAGCGGTTATATCCCCAACGGCGTGATGGCTGCCATTCAGATGCGCGCCAAGCTGCGCGGCCTTGTGGACAAGAACGGCCAGCCCATTTTCAAGACCGATATGCAGGGAGATACCCGCTACGCGCTGGACGGCATGAGCATGTACTTCCCCGTGAACGGCGCTTACGACCCGGATGAATCTTTGGCTATCGTGGGTGACTGGAGCCAGTTGGTCTATGCCATCCGACAGGACATGACCTTTAAGATTTTCGATAGCGGCGTGGTGCAAGATCCCACCACTGGCAATATCCTTTATAACCTGATGCAGAACGACATGGTGGCCCTCCGCGCCGTCATGCGGCTGGGCTGGGAGATTCCCAACCCCATCAACGCCTTCAACGTCGGCAATGAGAACGCCTTCCCTTTTGCTGTTTACGCACCGGCGGGGGGTTAATAGGGTCTGACACTTTAACGCTATTCCCCAGCGGTCAGGCCCTATTGGGGAAACAGGTTTCCGAGCTTGTGGGTGATGACCTGAAGGTTTATGAGAGTGGCGCTGTAACGAGCACATTTCATTATGTGACCAACTACACCGAGTTCAGCGACGCCCCGGACGAGCAGAGCGGGTATTATTTCCCATTTCACCTGACAAAGACCGGGACAAAGATGACCTTCAAGAAAAATGGCTCTCCTACAAAGGAAGACATCCTGTTTGACGCGGACATTGTCTTCCGGGTGACCAAGGATGATACCTTCGAGGTGCTTGTTGATGATTCCAGCGTAGTGAAATTTAGTTTCACTGGGGCGACGTTTGAGCCGCAGGCTAAGACGAAAGCCCGTGCGAAGAAGTAAGGGGGCGGCCTGATGGCTTACGCAGATTATGAGTATTACACTGCTGCGTATCTAGGCACGGCTATCCAAATGGCTGACTTCCCTCGTTTGTCCCTGCGTGCAAGTTCCTTTCTGGACTACTACACGCAGGGCCGGGCGGCTCAAAACAAAGAGCTGGACGCAGTAAAGATGGCTTGCTGCGCCGTGGCAGAACAGTACCAGAGCATCGACCTTGCCCAGCAAGCGGCCCTGAATGCCCTTAAAAACTCCGCAAATGCTGGAGAGACTGGAGAGTTGCAAAGCCAGAGTGTGGGTAGCTGGTCCAAGACCTACCGAAGCGGCGGTGAAAGTGCCCAGCAGGCCGCGACAGCGGCGCAGTCGGCACAAACACATCTTGCATCTGTTGCAGCGCAGTATTTGGTCGGTACGGGCCTTCTATACCGTGGAAGGGGGTGCGGCTATGGACATGTTCCCCCATGTTGTGACGGTCTATAACACCTACGTTGAGACGGACCATTCCACCTTTGAGGAGACCACAGTGAACCACATCACTGTCCTACGGGGAGTCCTTCTGGATGCCTCTAAGGGTTCCAATGTAACCAAGAGCGGGCTGGAAAGCGCGGATGCAGTCAACCTGTACATTCCATTTTCGGTTGAGGCGTTGGACGGTGTGACAGGCATCCAAAGAAGGTATGTCGGGCCAGTCGAGTTCTGGAAAGCAGATGATAAAAGCGACCTATGGACGCTCTCTGTGGCCCGTGATAGTTTTTTCATCAAGGGTGAGGCTATACACCCGGAATGGACGGTACAGACCATAGAGGCCGACTACGACGGTGTGTACGATATTACTAAAGTCGATGAAAAGGACTTCGGCGGTGAAATGGCTCACTGGGAAGTTGGTGGGGTTTAATGCTGAAATTCAGTTTCCGCGCCGAAGGGCTGGAGGCAATCAGGGGCAAGTTGGATGAGGAGTGCACCAAAGCGGAGCATACTGTGGCACTCCAGGTGCGGAAGGACACATCACCATATGTTCCGATGCTTACCGGATCATTGGACAAACGGACGCGGGTAGATGGTTCAGAAGTGATTTACCCAGGCCCATATGCACGCTACTTATATTTTGGAAAACTAATGGTAGACCCGGCTACAGGTAGCAGTTATGCATCAAAGGGCACAACAAAGGTCTTGACTGACAAAAACCTTGTATTTAATACAGCATCACATGCGCAGGCACAATCCCATTGGTTCGAAGCCAGCAAGGCCGAGAATTTGGATAACTGGATTCGGACGGCGGATAAGGCGGTGAAACGTGAACTCTGAGAAAAAAGAGAAACCCCGCATGCTGGCGGCGACAGAAGAAGTGGATAAAATCTTCCGCTCCATGCTGGTGTGGGCCAATACCTTCCCGGAAAAGCCGGTGGACATCATTAAATATGAGTTTCTGTCCGCTGACCAGGGAGACGAGACCGGTATGGCATTGTCTACCATCCAGGGGACCTATATCACAAAGCGGTTCATCCTGGGCGGCTATCAGGCGGAGTACCAATTCAAACTAATTTATCGTATTAAGCCTGGGCGCAGCAACGACAAGCGCCTGGAGGCTGACGAGCTACTGAACCACTTCGGTGACTGGGCAAGAAAAAATCTTCCTGATTTGGGAGACGAGATTCGGGCGCTCCGAGTTGAGCCCACCACACAATCCTCTAAATTTGCCGCTTATGAGGACGGTTATGAAGACTACCAGATTTTGATGAAACTGACATATGAAGTTGGCGTTTGAAAGGAGAAAAACAATGCCTGAGTCTGATTTGACTTTTAATACTACGCCGGGCCAGACCGTAGGCCGTGAAATGTTAATTGCTTACCTAAACACTGGAGAGAGCTCTACGCCTACGTGGTCTCCAATCGGTAAGCGTGTAGAGGACAGTTCAGCCGAATACGACTGGCAAACAGAAACCAAAGTTGATATTTTTGGAAATACCTATACCAACGGGAAGAAACCAACCATTACACAAACCTTTGACCCATGTGAGTTGGATGCAGATGACGCAGCACAGGAAAAAATCTGGAACCTTGCTATCAAAGATCAGAACGTGAACGCTTTGATGAATCAAGATATGCTTATTGTCCATCTGTATGCGGGGACGGCCGGAACAGCGGTATTTGCTGAAAGATACTCCTCATGCTCTATTTTGCCGTCCGGGCTCGGTGGTGAAGGCGGTGGCACAATTGGGATGCCAATTGATGTTACATATGGCGGCACTAGAACTGTTGGTACAGCATCGATTAGTGATGGAACTGTGAAATTCACACCGGGAACCGTGGAGGTTTAACTTATGAAGGAACTGAATTTTGACTCCGGCCTTGTTACATATTCTTTGAATGGCAAGTGCGAGGTGTCGTTCAACCCCACTGACAGCAACTTCGTTGAGCGGCTGTACTCCGCTTTTGAGGATCTGGACAAGAAGCAGGAGAGCTACAAAGCACAGATCGAGAAGATGGTGGACAAGAAGGAAATCTTCGAGTTTGCCAAAGAGCGGGACGCTGAAATGCGCGGCATTATTGACGGCGTGTTCGAGGCCCCTGTGAGCGAGTCTGTCTTCGGCGGCATGAATGTCTATGCCATTGCCAACGGCCTCCCTGTCTGGTGCAACTTGATGATGGCGGTCATGGATGAGATTGATACCACTTTCACCAGAGAGCAGAAGCTTACTAACCCGCGCATCAGCAAGTACACAGCGAAATACCAGAAGTATCAGAAGAAGTAACCAAAGGAGCACGTCATGAGCTATGGACTTCCAAAAAGCGTGGATATAGACGGGCAGGAGTTTGCTATCCGCTATGATTATCGGGTTATCCTCGACATTTTCGAGGCCATGAACGACCCCGATTCCAGCGAGGAAGACCGGGCCCTTGACGTGCTCCAAATCTTCTATGTGGATTTTGACGAGCTGACCGACTATGACGCGGCCATAAAAGAGGTTTTTCGATTCATCAACGGCGGCGAGGAGCCACGGGAGCAGAAAGGCCCCCACCTTGTGGACTGGCCTATGGACTTCCCCCGCATCATTGCCCCTATCAACCGTGTGCTGGGCTATGAAGCCCGCGCTGTGGACTACGACATCGAAACCAACACGGGCGGCATCCACTGGTGGACTATCCTCGCGGCCTATGCGGAAATAGGGGACTGCCTCTTTGCCCAGATCGTCCGCATCCGCGACAAGAAGGCAAAGGGCAAGCCGTTGGACAAGTCTGACAGGGAGTTCTACCGAAAGAACCGTGACATCATCGACATCAAGCAGACATACAGCGAGGCGGAGAATGACCTCGTCAACCTCTGGACGGGCGCAAAATGAAACCGCCCCCGGAGGGGCGGCTATGATTATCGTATCGTGCATTTTGTCAACTGAACTTGAGCAAGAGGGATTCCATCGCACTCACCAGCGATAGTGATGTAGTCTCCATCCTTTAGCTGTGCAATCAAATCCGTTTGGTCTCCATCCTTCGGGAAGAAGCACTGTATAGGATAAAGGCCATAACCGTCATTTGTTTCGAGCGAAATGCAAGGTGCTTTTGTTAAAACATCCTGCCCGATGTTTTGAATTGTGCCAGTCACAACCAAGATTTTATCCTTATACAGCGCATCGGCATTCACTGCATTCTCCTTATATGCCGCCCACAAGCTGTTGGCGGAGATGGTAATTTCCTCCGGCTGGATGTTCTGCGCTAAATTATCGGATGGCTGCGTGGTCGTAGTAGTTGATTGGCTTGGACTATAGCCATCGTTTGACGGACTATCAGAGCGGCCCCCAAAAGTAAGAGATACAGCGGCAATAATAGCAACGACAATCACAGCTGCAAAGGCAACATTTCCCTTAATTTTTCTGCTTCTTTTTCCCGGGGCGTTCTCGCTATCGAAAACAGCGGTTTCTGGTGTGTTTGTTGCGGATTCACTCTCAACTACGAGGTGTGATCCAGATATTGCTGTGTTTACAACTTTTGCAGTGTCATCCGGCGATACGAGGATTGAAATTGAGCAGTCGATTTTACGTCCCTTTTGGAACGAAAGCGTATGTGGTCCATCTTGAGCGTATGCAGAAACGGTTGCGCCGTTTCTTAAAATACCAACCACTTTGTCATCCAAAAGTACCGTGAAGTCGACAGCACATCCCCACGGCGATTTTTCTCTTGTAATAATGATTTCTTTGTACCCTTCCAATGTAAATCTCTCCCCTCAAGGTGGTGTTTAATGTGGCCGCTGACGGCTCCATCGTCATTGAAACCAATATTGACAATAAGAAAGCACAAAAAGAGCTGAATCAGCTTGCTAAGAAAATCCAATCGCTTGAAGATCAACTTACGTCCAAAAAGCAGGGGAGGTTTCCTTTAGTAGAAAACCTCAACGTTGTAAATGCGGAGTTGGAGGAGGCCAGGAAGCAGTTATCCATGCTCCAGGACGAACAGAATGCTATCAATGTCGCCATGAAAGCTGGTTCGTCCGCTGATGACTATATGCGTGCCTATTCTGATAGGCCTATGGTCGATTCCAAATTGAAAAAGCAACAAGAAAAGGTTGACGCAATTGAGAAAGAGTGGAGGCAGGCTGAAAAAGCGCTTTCAGATTATGATTCCAAAATTTCTGGCTTAGAAGGAAAGTTGAACCTGGCAAAAGAGGAAGCCGGAGGGCTCCAGCAGAACATGGCAAAGTCCGGCCCTGCCGCCGCCAAAATGGCAAAATCAGTAGATAGAGCGCAAAAGAGCGCAAGCAAGTTTTCTTCTCGTATGCGTGAAGTTATCAGAAGCGCGCTTGTATTCACGGTCATTACACAAGCTCTTGCGAAGTTCCGTGAATGGATGGGGAAAGTCATCAAAACAAATGACGAGGCTAGAGCGTCTATTGCACGCCTAAAAGGGGCTCTCCTGACGCTCGCTCAACCGATGATTGAGGTCATTATACCAGCATTTACAAATTTTGTCGATATGTTGGCCCGTATAATTTCAATGGCCGCCCGGATTACTGCTGCGCTGTTTGGTACAACAGCAGAGAAAGCTGCGGACTCCGCTGAAAATCTGTATGAGGAAACAGAAGCACTTGAAAAAACGGGTGAAGCGGCTGAGGAGGCCGGGAAATCGCTCGCTTCTTTTGATGAAATCAACCAGCTTTCGGGGAGCAGAAATAAAAGTGAATCTTCTAATCAAGATATTGGGCCAGATTTTTCTGCCTTTCAAGAAGGTATGAATAGCGGATGGCTCCAAGAAATGATGGCGAGTGTATCTGCTTGGGTGCCAATTGCATTAATGCTAGGTGGTATTGCACTTGTAGCTATAGGAGCATCTATAGGGAGTTTAGTTCTGGTTCTTTCTGGGTTACTTTTACTTGGAGCTGGCATTGATTTCTCTGGAGAAAATGAACAATTACAGTCTTGGGTTGATGCACTTGGTTTAAATAGTGTGCAAGAGTTTGTGTTATTGGCAATTATACTCGGCGGCATCGCCATGGTTGCTATTGGAGCTTCAACTGTAAATATTTTACTTGTTGTGGCTGGACTAGCTTTGATCGGAGTTGCTGTGGCTTATGCATATCAAAGCGGAATGATGCAAGATTGGGCGGAAGCGCTTGGACTTTCTAGAGCAGCCCAGTTTATAACTGCCGCTCTATTGATAGCTGGATTTGCCCTTATTTGTATTGGCGCAGGACTAGGGAATATTCTTATGGTTATATCTGGTATCGCTTTGATTGCAACTGGCGTTTTTGTAGGGAGTGAGAGTGGAGTTTTTGAATCTTGGGCAAAGACGCTGGGACTTGATTCCGCGTTTGACTATGTAACAGCTGCAATGCAAATAGCTGGATTTGCCCTCATCTGTATTGGAGCGGCAATGGGGAATATCTTTATGGTTATTGCTGGAGCAGTTCTTCTAGGAGCAGGGGTGACAGCAGAAGTAATTGGAGAACAGACACTGATGGCATGGTGGGAAAAACTGAAACTTACAACCGTTGTTCAATGGGTATCTGTCGCCATACTTTTGGTAGGCATCGTAATGGTAGCTATTGCGGCCGCTACTGGAAATCTTATTTTGCTAATTGCTGGTGCAGTGGTGCTCGGCCTCGGAATTGTTGCCGCAATAAATGATGATCATTTGCAGGATTGGGTTGAAACATTAGGCCTTGAAAAAGTAATGGAGTATGTAACGATTGCAATTTTGCTTGTAGGAATTGGGCTTGTTGCAATCGGTCTAATGACTATGAACATTCTTATGTTTCTAGGTGGATGCGCACTCCTTATTGCTGGATTTGTCGTTGGGAATGAAAGCGGGACGTTTCGTAGTTGGGTAGAAACATTGCATCTTGAAGAGGTGGCTGGGTGGGTATCTACAGCAATGCTGCTTGCTGGGATTGCATTAGTTGCTATTGGTGCAATGACATTAAACCCTCTATTCATATTGGCCGGGATTGCACTTTTAGGTGGTGGTACAGCGCTTAAGCTTGGAAGTGGCAGCACGAAGGGGAGTTCTTATTCAGCTAGATCAGGCTTAGGCCGAATGTCAGTACCAAGGCTTTCAATTGATGACGTTCCTGCCCTTGCAAAAGGCGCGGTCATACCGCCTAACAAAGAGTTCCTCGCCGTACTGGGAGATCAAAAGAGCGGGACAAATATAGAGGCTCCAACATCTGAGATTGAAGCCGCTGTTGCCCGTGGGATGCAGCGATATGGTGGCGGCGGCTCCAATCCAGTTATCTTGGAAATCGACAAGCAGGTGCTTGGTCGCGTATCTTATCAAGCGATTCAGAGCGAAGTTCAGCGTATCGGCGTAAATTTGGTGGAGGGCTAAATGAGCTATATCAAATTGAACGGCATTGAGTTTGACGCAGATGTTGCAATTTCGACTTATAATCGAAGTTTCAATGTACTAGATGGAGATAATGCTGGACGAGTGCTTTCCGGTCGAATGATACGTGATGTTATTGGAACCTATCTTGGACATAAGATTACAGTGTTTCGCAGAGGAGACAATTACGAAGGGCTGGATACCTTTTGGGACTATCTGTACCAACACTCAGTCGATGATAGCGTTATGTTGGAGGCTGCGGACGGACAGACAACCATCTCCTACGAGGCGTATTATACTAGCGCATCTCAAGACATGGAGAAGGTAGAAGGTAGCGTAAATTATTGGGGAGAAATAGAGGTAAGCTTTGTCCCGATAGACGCACAGGTCAAGCCGTAAAAGGTGAGGATAGGCGATGGCAAACAAAAACAAAATTGTGTATGGCGACAGAGTGTTTGAGGGCAACAAAATTAAAAGCGGAAATCTTCATATTGCAACATCTCTTCTATCTTCCTCTCTGGAAGCCAATACCTTATCAGTCGTAATTGAGACTGAGGACAGAACAATTACAGAGTTTGAAAGAAACGCTCCAATTGTTTATTTTTATGATGACGTTCAGACCGGTGTGTTTTATGTGAAATCAATTGACCGGAATGGCCCTAATACATATAAGATATCTGCAACAAGCGCAATTGGGCTTTTATCTGAAAATCAGCATTATGGAGGAATCTACTCTGGAGAGACTGCATCCGAACTTCTTGCTTCCATATGCGGCACAATACCATACGAGATAAAAACAAATTTAGCAGACATAAAATTGTATGGTTGGTTACCTATCGCTACGGCAAGGGATAACTTGTCACAGGTTCTATTTGCAATTGGCGCAACTATTCGAACTGATCTAAATGGAGTTCTTCGGATTGCGGCCCTTTGGGATGGAATTAGCGGGAACCTTGGTTTAGACCGAATGTATCAGGGACCGAGCGTCACTAACGCGGCCAAAGTAACCCAAGTAATTGTTACAGAACACCAATATATAAAATCTGGTGAGTCATCCACACTTTTTGAAGGGTCCGTAGAAGAAGGGAAAATTGTTACATTTGATGATCCTGTGTTTGGCTTGTCTGCATCTGGCTTTACTATTTTAGAGAGTGGGGCCAATTACGCGAAACTAACATCTGGGTCTGGTAAGCTTACTGGAACAAAGTATACGCACAACAAGAGCCAAATCATACGTGATATTGTTTCAGCCCAAGAGCCAAATGTAAAGAAGGTCGAAAATGCTACGTTGGTATCGCTCACAAACTCTGCGGCTGTCGCAGACCGGATGAAAAATTACTATAAGCATGCTCAATCTATCCAAGCACCAGTTGTCTATAAAGGGGAATCAACAGGGAACCGTGTGTTGACGTGGGACCCATATAACAAAGAGCCAGTTACGGCTTGCATTGAAAAAGAAGACATTACCATCTCAAACACATTAAAATCAAGTTCGGAGATGCTTGTTGGATATGTACCTTTGAAAATAGAACACACTGAAATACTTGAAAATAGAGTGATCCTTACCGGATCAGGTGAATGGACTGTCCCGGAAGGAACAACATATGTAAGAGTAGTTTTAATTGATGGAGGACAAGACGGACAGCCTGGCGGAGATGGAACTGTTGGTAATGTGGCACGTAGCGATAATGACATGGACATAACTAATAAAGACGCATCTGAAAACGAGGAAGTGTCCGCAACGGCAAATATATCGCTTAGGTCACAATCTGCTGGAGTTGGCGGAGATGCTGGGCTTGGAGGGTTAGGTGGAAGAATATTTCAATCCTCCCTAAATGTAGAAAGCGGTCAGACGATTTCTTACTCGTGCGGAACATCTACAAATTATGGTGAAGATAGCATTACGAAATTTGGCGAACTTTTGTCATCTAGCGGGAATCGGAATGAATTGGGCTATACGGATCCAATAACAGGGGAAACATATGCTGTTCCGGGTAAAGGTGGAGTTAACGGAGGAGATGGAGGCGGGCCTGGAGAACCAGGAGAAGACGCTGGTACTGCAAAGGGAGGGCAAGGTCTAAGCGGTAGAACAAGATCAGATAAAGATACATATTCTGGATCTTATGTAAGCGGAATTTGGTTTAGTTCGGAAGTAAATGGTAATGTAACCTTTGGAGATTCTGGAGGCGGTGGTGCTGGAGGGAATGGAGAAAATGGAACTAACTCTAGTGGGAGCACAAGTATCATTGTAAGATTTAACGACTCGAACGGGTCGTCAGGAGAAACTATAGCAACTTCATTGGGAGGGGGTTCTGGAGGAAACGGCGCAGACGGGCAAGATGGGCTTACATACGGATCTGGAGGAGATGGCGGAAGTGGTGGTGGCGGAGCCGGTGTATGTGGGGCGCTGAAAGTAACGACACATACCAAAACGAAATGGGAAAGAAGATCTGGTAGTACAGCGACTAGTTATGGATTGAGTGCAGTTGCGCGAGCGACCGCTTATGCCGCATCTAATATAAGGGGTGGAAGCGGAGGGAAAAAAGGGAATGGCGTACAAGGATGTATTATTTTGTATTATGGAGTTCCCCAGAAGATAGTCTCCGGCCCAGTGAAAGATAAAAATGGCCGCGTTGTTCTGGACAAGCTTGGCCGTCGGCTAATTGTGTGAGGTGAGAAAATGGAACTGACTCTGGAGGAGCGTGTAGCGGCACTTGAGCGGAAATTATTAGCCAGAGAAGCGGCAGAAGAACCAACCGAATACTACACCAGCAAATACAGCGGTGAGGAGATCGATGCCTTGTTGGGCTCCAGCACCCGCCGGAACCTGCTGGATAACTGGTACTTCGTGGGCGGAGGCTCCCAGCAGGGCGGCGGGTCGTTTCCCGTTAACCAGAGGGGGAAGACGAGCTATAGTACGTCATATGGGTCTATTTTTGATTGCTGGAAATGCGGCAAACCTGGATCTGTAATTACGCTTGCCCATGATTATCTGACACTCAACAATGTAGGTGATCTATTCCAGATCACGCAAAATGTTGATCAGGGTGAAGTTGTCACCGCCTCGATATTAGCAACGGATGGATTGTTTAGCGGTACTGTTACAATCCCTGTGGCGACTAGCGAAAATATAGGTATCAATGCTTATCAGGGAAACGGCATTACTATTGCAGTGCTTGGTTTGGCCGGTGGAAACGTTCAATTTTCAATCTTAACGGATACTGAAAAGAATTTGATTGCAGGCAAGCTAGAACTTGGCTCCGGCCAAACTCTAGCCTACCAAAACGAGGAAGGCAACTGGCAGCTCTTCGAGACGCCGGATTATGCCGAGGAGCTAGCGAAATGCCAGAGGTATTTTCAACTTTACAGTGCGGCCGATAAACGACCAGCTAAAGCAGTGGATTGCCGCCCGACAATGCGCATTGACCCGACGCAAGGTCAACTCCAAATCAACGCACAAACCCTATATTATAATTCCGCGGAACTATAAGGGAGTACATTATGGCCGAAATGACACCTGACCTAAACTATATTGTTTATGTCCAAACCGATAGACATAACCGCATCACCGCCGTCAATTCCTCCGCCTTTGTGAGCGGGGATTGGGGCACGGAGATTGACCGAGGTTACGGAGACAAATACCACCACGCTCAAGGTCACTACTTCCCGCGGCCCATCTACACCGAGGACGGCATCCCCCGGTACAAGCTGGAGGACGGCAAAGTGACAGAACGGTTGATGAACGGGGGCGAAACATAATGCTCATCATGACGGATTGGTATATCTGTACCCCGCCTAAATTTTGCCTCGGGTTTGAGGGCGACAATGAGGTTGTAGCCCTCGAAATCTCCACCGACCTCACAGACGAGTGGGACTTAAAGGTGGATATAGAGAAAGACGGTCAAAAGAATATTATCCAGCTCCAGCGCGTCGGGCAAGTATACTCCGCCTTGCTGACGGCCTCCATGCTGGCTGATGACGGCCAGTATTTAATGCAGGTCAGGGGCACCCTCGGGGAACAGGTGCGGCACAGTAATATATTCTATGCAACTGTCCATGACTCCATTAACGCCGTAGACGCTTTCCCGCCTCCCCTGCCCTCCGAATTTGAGCAGATGGAGGAGCGTATCACAGAGCTGAACCAGCATCCCCCGAGGCCCGGCCTGGATGGATTTTGGGAGATTTGGAACCAGGACAGTGGACGGTATGAGGCGTCGGATATCCCTTTACCGGAGGGTGGAGGAGGTACATCCTACAACATCGGGCACGGGCTAAAGCTGGACAGAGGCACAAGGACGTTATCTGTGGACACAGTAAACGGCTTTGACGAGGGTGATAATACGCTACCCATTACCGCAGCCGCGGTGCAGGAGACGGTAGGCAATATCGAAATCCTGTTAGGGACAATTTGAAAGGTGGGAAAGTATGAGTGTAGCAACTGAAATCAGCAGAATCCAAACAGCGCGGAACACTATCAGGTCAAAGGCCGTTGAACTGGGCATCGGCACAAGCACGGACGATCTGACCAAGCTGGCAACGGAAATTGAGGGAATTGAGAACAGAGGCGCGGTATCTGCTACTGTCCAGGAGGGCGATACATATACCATCCCCAAAGGTTACCACAACGGCAGCGGCACGGTGTCAGGGGTGTCCGGCGGCGGAAACTATAACCTCCAGAGCAAGACTGTCACGCCCACTAAGTCCCAGCAGAATGTGACGCCCGACCCCGGTTATTATGGCCTGTCGGACGTGACAGTCAGCTCCATCCCCGAAAACTATCAGGATGTATCCGCCGTTACGGCTACCGCCGCTGACGTATTGACTGGAAAGGTGTTTGTGGACAAGGCAGGCAAGACCACCACAGGCACCATGCCAAACAATGGGGCGGTAACTGAAACGCTGACCCCGGAAAAGCTGTCTTACACCATTCCGAAGGGCTATCACAGCGGAACAGGAAAGGTGCAGATCACCCCGGAGACAAAGAGCGTTACACCCAACAAGTCTGTCCAAACGGTAGAGCCTACGGACGGGAAGGTGCTCACGTCCGTTGAAGTGGCGGCCATCCCGGAGGCTTATGTGGACACCTCTGACGGCACAGCGGTTGCCGGGGATATCCTTAATGGCAAGACAGCTTACGCAAAAGGCGCGAAGGTCACTGGCTCAATGGCAAACAATGGGGCGGTCTCCGGCGAGATTGATGGCTTGACCACAACCTCCTTTGCCGTTCCTGCTGGTTACACCACCGGGGGCTCGGTGAGCCTGACGGGCGACATTGAGGAGGCCCTGGCGGCCATTTGACGGGAGGCGTGGTATGAGTATTCAGGGCGAAATCGACCGGTTGTCCGCCGCTAAGGCAAGTATCGCAGCGTCACTACAGGCTATGGGCATAGAACCACCGGAGGGCACCACACTGGAGCAGTACGCCGCCCAGTTAGCCGCTATCGCCACGGCTGCGCCCTGGCTCTCAATCCCCGGCGGCGGCACGATGCAGATGGGGGAGAGCCTTGGCGACGGGCCGTACACAATCGAAGTAACCGAAGACGGAGAGGGCGGCGACCTCTCCGCCGAACAGGTGGGCTACAGCAACACGGGCAGCGGCCTGGAGGCCACCAATGTGCAAGAGGCGATCGACGAGCTGGCCCAAAAGGGCGGAGGCGAGTATCTGCCTTTGACTGGCGGGACGATGCAGGGAGATATCACCATCCCGGCGGACAAGGCCATCAAGCACGGGGGCTCTGCCGCTCAAATCAAGATGATGCCTAACGGGAATATCCGGATTGAGGCCCCCCTGGCTGAGGGAGCGGCAGCGATCACAGTCGGCACTTCCGGCATCAATCTGGTCAACAACACTACCCAGGTGCTACAGACCTCTGAGAGCGGTGTTGCACTTAAAGCAAACACGGATATGACCGGGCACAAGATAGCCAATCTGGCCGCTCCTTCTGATCCCACGGATGCCGCCAACAAGCGGTACGTGGACACGAGTGTTGAACAGGCGCTTGGCTCAATCGGATATAGGCTGATAAAGGAATACACGTCGCCAGGGAGCTACACCCATACGTTCGACCGCAAATATACAGATGTTTTTGTGGTTGTGGTTGGCGCTGGCGGAGGCGGTGGCGTTGGTGGAATGGGTAAAACCGGCCAGCAAAGCGGCAGAGGCAATGGCGGCGGCGGAGGAGGAGGAGGAGAGGTGATTGTTGCTCACTTTTTGGATACAGATAAAATCAAAAATAAGAGTATTATTATTGGCGCAGGAGGGAACGGAGGGATGGCAGTGAGCCCAAACGGTGGAAACGAAATCGTTTCACAAAACAACGGGCTCAATGGAGACAGTACCAGTGCTTTCGGGCTTGTAGCACTGGGCGGAGAAGGTGCAAAAGGTGAGAATTTTGGCCTGCCAGGTAATTCTGTTGGTGCTTCTTATGATGTACCTGGGTCTGGAGGGAATTATACCCAGCCAGGAGAAAATGGCCGGTATGTAGATATCATTGGGATATATATGGCCGGTGGTGGTGGCGGTGGTGCCAATGGAGAAAATATTCCAAACAAGGAAAGAGGAGCAAGTGGAGGGAGTACCGGGGGAGGGTATGGAGGAGACGGGGCCAGCCAGTCTGCAAATGGAACTGATGGTGGAAATGGCAGCAAAGGCGGCGGCGGAGGCGGTGCTGGCGGCGGATGCAATTACACTTCTAACCAAAAGAGATCTGGAACTGGCGGACAAGGTGGGAATGGATATGTGGCGATTTACGGTAGGGGGTGATTTTTAATGAAAACGGTCTATCTGAACGAGGATAACACTATCCGAGAAATCATCCCGGAATATGCACTCCCGCCGGAGAAGTGGTATAGCGAGGCATTTGCACGACGCTGTGTAGAGGTACAGGACGATGTAGAGCAGGGGTGGCGCTACAACCCCGAAACAGGACAGGCCGCCCCGGACACAAGACCGCCGGAACCTGAACTAACTCCGCAATACGCCGCCGCTATGCGGGCCTATGCGGCCACCAGCACGGCCATACCTGACACCTACGCCCTGGACATGCCCGATCTGTTTCCCACCTGGGCGGCGGTACTGGCAGACGGCGAGGAGCTCCCGGCGGGCCGTATCCTCAACGACGGCGGCCAGCTCTACCGGGTGGTGCAGGCGGTAACGCCTCAAGAGGAGATGCCCCCGCACGACGACGGCATGCTCGCCATCTACCGGCCCATTGACCGTGAGCACGCGGGCACAGTGGACGACCCCATCCCGTGGGTGTACGGCATGGACTGTCATGCGGGTAAGCACTACAGCTACAACGGCAAGGTCTACAAGGTGGCAGAGGGCGGGGACATGATTCCCTGCACGTGGGCCCCGGATACCCCGGATATGTGGCAATGGGTGGAGGTGTAGCACATGGCTATCGTTGTAAACGGCAAAAAAGTTGCCGGGGTGGGCCTGCCTGGCAAGGACGGAGCTCCAGGGGCAGACGGCAAGGATGGTGCACCTGGAAAGTCCGCCTATCAGGCGGCAAAAGAGAAAGGATATACCGGAACCGAAGAGGAGTTTAACACCGCTCTGGCTGGTATGCAAAGTGCTCCATTCCTGCCGCTGGCTGGCGGCGTAGTAACTGGCAACCTTATATTAGGGGTAGATAGTTCTAGTGGGAGTGCCTTATATATTGGGAGTGAAAACGGAGCACAGGTTGTATTTGATTCCACGTGGGGACTTAGAGTTCTCGCAGATACGATCATTTTCGGTCAGAACTCCAATGATCAGAAGTCGCTTATTTTCCATAACGGCCAGATCAAAAACTTGTCATTGCCGGGAAGTCCAAACGACGCCGCCAACAAGCAGTACGTGGACGAGCACGCGGGGGCGAGGGTTATTTTGGGGAGCTATGTGGGGACAGGAAAATCAGGCGAAAGCAACCCTAATCAAATAACCTTAGCCGAACCCTTTAAAATACTCTGTATTTATGGTAGGCAATATACAGATTCGTATGAAAGTATCGACGCTTCTGGAAGTGGCTCAGTTTCTAATATTATTCCAAGCAGTATTATCCCTACTGAGTATACAAGAGGCTTTGGTTTTTTCTACTCTAACAACTCAAGAGATTCTTACGGTAAAAAATCAGCGGATGGAAAAACTTTCAGTTGGTATTTTCGCCTTAGCCCGACTGGTGCAGCAGATGTACAATTTAATACATCTGGAGTTGTATATCACTACTATGCCATAGTTTAGAAATAAGAGGTGAATTAAATATGACCATCATCCAAATTGACCCGCTGGAAACCGGCCAGCACCCGATCCAGAGCCAGAGCGGGCGGAGCGCCTGCTGGCTGGATGGCTACATAGAGGTGCCAGCCCACCTCCATGACGCGGTGTGGGCGACCTATGGCTGGTGCGAGCTCCAGATTGAGGGGGACAAGCTGGTGGGCATCACCCCCACCGAGCGGCCCACAGAGCCGGAGCCGGAGCCCCAGCCGCCCCTCGCAGAGGACATCGCCCTGGACATGCTGGCCGAGCACGAGGAACGACTTTGTATGTTGGAGCTGACCGCTACCACCATCTGAGAAAGGAGACACAATGACAACCGTATACAACCTCTGCAAGCTGCTCATTGACCGGGGCCGCACCGACGGCCTCCAGGACAAGATGGATGTCTATCTCGCCG